GTATTTTTGTGTTAGATAAAAAAGTATCAATAACATTTTGTTTTATAATTTCGCCATCGAAAAAAAGAACTAAAAAACCTCTATTATTTATTATTCCAGATAGTACTTTTTCTGGTATAAATGAATCAAGATTGTAAGGTTCGTTCGATGTAAGAAAAGTAGTACCGTAATATTCCGGATTTAAAAAATCTACTGGATATACCCAAGTATCTAATGTATCGCATAAATAACTAGGAATAAGGTTAGCTTTTTTATTTTCAAATAAATCAGTTATAAAAGGATTTATCATCATACCAACTTGCCTGGTAAAATGTCGATTCTTTTTTTCTTTATTAGAAATAGTATCTTCTTGTTTTTTATAATAATCAATAAATTTTGTAGAATCTAATAAATTAGGAAGAGGACCGTTTGGTAAAAAATTATCAAAAATTATGTTCATTACCTACTCCTAACAAATAATTTTCCATATTTTCAACCCTATTAATAATGTGGTTAAAATTATGTTCTAATATATCATCAATTTCATTATTAAACTCTTTTAACTCATCTAAGCTTTTACTACACAGTTTTTCTAGTTCTATCATGGCTTTTGCAAACCATTTTTTATTCATAGTTAATGCCCATAATTACTTGTTGTTTCTTCAAAGTATTGCATTAACTCGTTGTAGCCTCCGATATATTTATCTCTGATAAAAATTTGCGGTACAGTTTTAGCATTAGGAACTGCTTTTAGTAAATCTTTTTTAGACCATAAATGATTTATATTTCTTTCATCAATTTTATATATTTTTCGTCTTATGAATTCTTTTTTAGCAAGAGAACAATACATACAATCGTCTCTTGTCCAAATTGTTGCTTTTAGCATAACCTATTTTACTCCTTTTGGCAACCTTTATCTTTCTTCAGATTTTTTCGCTGAGAATTTTCCGCCTGGATATCTAGATTCTAATTTACTAATATTTTCTTTTAGTACTTCATAAGGATCAAGTTTAAGAGCTATACATGCTTGTATCCAATACCACATTATATCTCCTAATTCACTTTTTAGTTTTTCTTTATTTTCTTCGTTGTATTTTTTACCTTGAAAAAAGATTTTTTTAACTATATCATTAAATTCACCGATTTCACCGGATAATCCAATTGACGCAGTTGAAAGTCTTGGAACATCTAATCCTTCATTAGCAAGTGTAGCAATAGTTCTCATATATACATCATTTGATTTACTTCCTTCTGATGTAACACCATCAACAAAAGTTTGATAATTATATAAATCTAACATTTTTTCTCCTATATTTCACATCCATCTGAATCACAGAATTTATTTGCATCAGCATTTTCTCCTTCTTCAGATAATAAGTTAAAGTTTAAAGGTTTTAGTGTTTTAGCATAAGCTTCAATTTCTTGTCTATCAGTAGTAATATATGGAGCTTGTTTATATCCATGGTCTGAAATTGGTAATAATGAAACACCTTTTAATCGAGAATCAAAACAAGAAAGTGCTCGTGCAATTTGATCGGCTTCATCCTGTTTAAACGTAATTGTAATAGAAACTTGGTTATCTGCCCAATAATGTTGCATATCTGCTGCATTTGCAAATTGTTCCCATATAGACACATTATGTTTTGATATAGTACCTTCAGCATGTATAACAGGAAAATATACTACTACTGTTCGTATTGGATCAGAAAGAGCAGGTTCTATACGATATCCAGCTTTTTTTAATATATCAATCATAGGAGATATAGCAGATAATCTAACAGTACGATAGTATGATTCGTTTTCTGCGTAATGTATACCAGGTAATGCACCTGCAACTAAACTTACTGTTCCTGAAGGTTTAACAGAAGTTGTTTTACGAGATAGTGGAACACCCATCCATTCTGAATATTTTTGATCTATATATTGGATATATGTATAAGCACGATCACAATATTCATCTAAGTACTTACGGCGACCAAATTTATTAATAGCTTCTTGGATACCAGATTGAGAACATCCAATTCTACGATTACGTTTAATAACATCATTGGTATCTTGCCAATGTACAGCCATTAAAGTAACTGCTTTTGCATAAAGATATGCAAATTTTAGTGTACGTTGATAATCCCAATAATCATTATGCTTAGTAGGAAAAGTTTCTACTAAACAACATAATTCATAAGATTCTAAAGATTGTTCAAGACAAGGATTTCCGCCTGCAACTCGACGATCTTTCCAGTCAGCAGGATCTTTCATCCTACTATATTGTTGCATATTTTTTAGCCAAGCAAAGCCTGGTTCTCCAGAAATTGCAATAGATTTAGCGGCTTCTGTATAATTCATTCCAACTTCTGCAAAGATAGAATTATTAGAAGCCCAGCGCCAACCACCAAACTTATATGCCCAAGGTTTATCACTATATTTTTTAGCAATTTCACTTCTTGAATCAAAGTCATTATTATATAAGTCATAGTCTTCTTGACTTATGAGATATAATTCTTCTGGCCCTATTGCTCCTGTTTCTACTCCTGCAGTTTCCCAATTCTTCATTTTCATAAATGCTATATCATTAGGAGTAGAAAAAGCAATTTCTGCGGTACGTCTAACATTGCCTGCAACTACAATTTTACCAATAATATTCATAATATCAGTAATATCGACAGAATTTAATAATGGATTAGTAGATTTTGCTCTTTTAATAAGAATATCTTTAATTCCCATAAGACCATGTTTTAATGGATCAGGACCAGATGCAACACCTCCAAAACCATTTATAGGTTTTCCATATGATCTAATCAATGAATAATCAAATGAGACAGGTGTAGAACCTTCCTCTAAATAAGAATCAATTAAACAAGATAATGCTTCTACCCAACCTTCTCTAGAATCATCAATATTAATAAGTTCTGGTGATCCTTCTGGTTCTATAGATGCAATTTTACCTGCACCTTTTGTATCAAATCCTACTCCTACACCTACCATACTCATATCCATTAAAAAAGCAAATGATTTTGATAGTTCTGCATCAATATCTTCAGTAGATACAAATGCACAATTATTTAAAGCTGCACCACCTTTTTCCCAGATGAAAGGTGTTCCCATCATCCATAATCCTCTACCTGGCGGCATCCATTTAAATTCAAAAAGACGTTCTGCTGCTTCTTCTGCTAATTTATGTGCTTTCTTTTCATTCCATGTAATATAGGATGCAATAGAATGAGTTTTTAAAATAGAAAAGAAACCTTCGACAACTCGAATTACACAGTCTGCCCATGTTTCCATTTTACCATTAGTTTTTTTACGAGAATATGTACGATAATATGTAAATTCTGAAAGGCCACCATAGCCCCAGTTTACTATTTTATTCTTAAGTTTTTCTTTGAAATCTTTACGAAGTGTAAATTTAATTGGATTTTTGCCTGGTGCAAGCATATTAGTTTTTCCTTACGCATTTAGAATTATTCAGTTCGACTCATCGTTACTGAATAGAATTTTATTTAATTTAATAGCTAATAATAAATTACCTCTATTGGATAAATGACAAGTACCTGCTAATTGATCATTTTCATTTGTCTTTTCTTTTTTAAAATATTTTTTCTCAGATTGATTAGGATGCCTTTTTAAAATATTATCTATATAATATTTAGATTTTGAAAATGTATATATTTCATGGTTTTTATTCCAAAAAAGATGTAGTACATTTTTTTCTTTTCTAGTAATACTTTCAATAGCTGCAAAAGTTTTATAAAGATTTGTAGCTTTATCAGTAGTTCTATTTTTTCTCATAGGTTGTGTATGAAATATTATATAGTAATCGTACTGAGTTTTATTGTTAATTAATGTTTGTAAAATATCAAATTCACTACCGCCAACAACTCCCCATGTTTGAACTTCACTATTAGATAACATACCTAAATAAAATAACCAAGAAGATTCGTGAGAAAATTCTTGATTTAAATGTTTTTCAGTATGATTACTAGAACTTGCTAAGTCAGCAAAACTATCTCCAAAAACTCCTATTATTTTATTTTTATATTCATTTGTTATAGTATAAGGTAGAATATATTCACAACAGTTACATTCTATAGATTTTATTTTCATGTATGTATTGTACTAATATTATCTTGTTTAGTAATAGATATTTTATCAATTAAAGGATGTGTAAAATCATGGGAAATAAGAAATACATTTAAATTTTTTTCTTCTGATAGTACTTCAATTAATTTTTCTTTTCCTTCATCATCTAACACACCTGTTATTTCATCAAGAAATAATAGATTTACGCTACTTCCACCTAATTTTGATAGGAGATTTCTAATTGCTAATAAAATAGCAGTTTGAATTCTGCTAAATTCTCCTCCAGATACAGTTTCAATAGGAGTGTCAATTCCGTTATTAGAGACAATTATATTTAGTTTTTCTTTATCTAATCTAAAACTTACTTGAAATTGACCATCTGATAATGACGATAAGTAAAAATTAATTGTTTCTTCAAGCTCTTTAGTTAAATTTTCAAGTTTAAAGGCAACAATTCCTGATGTACTAAATGCTTTTCTTAGAATAATTAAGTTGTTAAGTTTATTTGATAAGTTAATAATATCATTTTTAACATTAATTTGTCTACTTAAAAAATGTTCTTTTTGCTCTACTAGAGCGTCTGTTTTAGCATTATGAATACTTACTTTTTGATTATGATCAGTAGCATTTTGTATTTTTTCTGTATTTGTTATAACTTGTTTTTGTGTTGAATGTAAATCATTTTGTAATTGACTATAATTAGGATGTTCTAATGATAATTCAATATCAATAAGTTGGGATAATTGTTCAAATCTTTCTACTTTTTTCTGATTATCATTATATTTTTGCATATCCTCTTGATATGTGTCAACACGATCCTGAGCATATATTTTTTCTTCCGACCATGATTCAATTTTTAATACTGTTTCTAATAAGTCTTTATCTAGATCATTATGTAATTGTTTAGATTGAGAATTATCTATTGTTTGACCACATGCATAACAAGTATCAGATATATCAATATTCATCAATGATTTTTCAATACTTTGTTTATGTAATTTTACTTTAGTTATTTCTTGATTTATGTTTTCTAAATCAGAAAACATATTAGGATCTGTAATCGGAATTTTCATTGACATATTAAATTTTAAAGTATCACGTTCTTTAATATAGAAATTATTTCTGTCTATTTTTTTACATGTTTGTTCATATTCTTTAACTTCTTTTTCAAGAAAAGCTAAACTTTTTAGTATATCTTCATCAAGTTTAGGAATTTCTATAAAATTAATTTTTTCTGGTATTTTAGTATGGTTTAAAAATGATTCAATAGTTTTGATTTCACCTTGTAATATAGCTAATTCTTTTTCAATATTACTTATTTTAACTTTTAAAACTTCTCCTATTTTAATATATTTTTCTAAATTAAATAAATTAATAAGAAATTTTTTTCGATTAGTATCAGTTGCTTTTAAAAATTCTAATAAATCAATAGAACTTTGATATGTAAGTTGAGAAAATATATTAAAGTCTAATCCTATTAATTCTTGAATAGTTTTATATGTATCAAGTATTTTATGTTCTGATATATCTAAAATATCAGAATTAAATTGTTGAATAAATTTTACATTACTTTTTATTCCTGTTCTTTCCACAGTTATACAAAAATTTTCTCTATCAATTGAAAATTCTAATTCAGCCCACCAATTCTTAGATTTTGTCCATCTATTAAGAAGATCAGCTTTTTTTATTCCTTTTATGTTTTTATTAAATAGAACTTCTTGTAAAATTAACGCAATAGAAGATTTTCCACTCCCATTAGGAGCAGTTAATTGAGTAATTTTATCTTTATTAAATTTAATTATATTTTCTTGCTCACCATAAGAAAACATATTAGAAAATTTTAATGTATTAAGTACTATCTTTGACATATTCTAATCCTGTTAATAATTTATATTCTAACCAATCTTCGGATAGTTTTGTATTCTCAAAGTGTTTATCTAAGTTATCTTCTAGCCTCTTTTTATATCTTAATGTACTACTTCTCCAAGTTAAAAATGTTTGATAAGCATATCTACATTCCTTACGCAATATATTTTCAGCAGTATTCATTTCCTTTAAACTTTTTTCCCATCCGGTGTATTTAATTCTATGAGTTAAGTTATCATATGACTCATATAGGAAACTATTATCTTTTTCTCCTGGTTGAGAAGAATCATAATTTTTAGTATAATGACAAAAAATAGGTTCTAAACTAGTAAAAGTCATAAATTTTTTCTTTGTATTAATTGCATATTTTATATAATTTGGACTATCTTCCCACCATCCAAAACCTAGATTAGGATAAAAATCAGGATTATGACCACTATTAATAAGTATCTCATTATCTTCAATAAAATCAAATAAATATGTTAATGCTACTTGACTGATTGAATGAGTAAATTGACCGTATTTTACTGCTTTTGGGATTAAATTTTTTATTATTTTATTATAAGATAGAGGAATAAATTTTTGATTTATTCCTCTATCTTTACAATATTTAGCCGCATATATTAAATCAAAATCATTTTGACCTTTAAAAAGTCTTAAACTTAAAACTCTAAAGGGAATATTTAATTGATAAAAAGTTTCTGCACATACTTCACTATCAATACCACCACTCATACCTAAAACAAATTTATAGTTTTTATATTTATCAGCAAAATCTCGTACTAGAGAAAAATAATCATCTCTAATAGATTTTCCATGATTTTTATAAGGTGGAGCAGAAATATATGATCCTAAACTTGGAATCTTGACATGGCAATAATAATTTTTAGTAGGACGCATGAAAGTATTTGTTTGACTATATTTCCAATACGTTCTATTTATAGAAAGATCATACATTTATACCTAAATCTCTATACTCACTTAAAATTTCTTTTGTATTTTTAATTTTAACAAAATTTAGATAAAGCTCAAGTTCTTCAATTAATGTTTTATTTTTTAAATCTAATTTTGAATTTTCTATAGGCTGCGTAGCAATTTTTTTATCTATTAATTCTGAGTTTTTAATTTTAGATAGTTCATCTATAGAACCTATTATTTCATAAATAACATGATTAATATTATCTTTTTCTATATTATCACCAACATTAATTGTTTTTCTTAATAATTTAGGTAATTTTAAATCTTTAAATTCAACTTTATAGTCAAAATTTTGAGACGTAATTAAAGTAATAATATTTACACCATATTCTCTAGTAGGATTACGATCAAAAGTTACATTAAGAGGACTACCAGGATAATAAGCTGGATAATCCAAGTATTTATGAGCAAAATGAAGATCACCGAGTAAAATAAGGTTCCAGGGACGAAGTTTCTCGAAATCATACTCTGGTGTGATATGAGGCGGTACTTCACCTCGAATATGGGTGACCAAAATGTCTTTTTCATGTTTTTTAGTTGGTAAATTATCAATCTGCATTTCTCCATATGGAAAAAATTGGAAAAATGCACTGCCTTCTTGCACACGTTTATTTTTAGTAATAAGATGTACGTTTAAATTTGTAATCGCATTTTCTAAAGTAAAGTGCTCAAGAAATGTTTCTCCTTTTTTAGTTGCTTCATGATTACCTGGTATAATATATGTTGGTATATTAACAGAATTTATATAAGATAAAAATAAACATACTTCATCTGGTTCTGGTTTTTTATCAAATATATCACCTGCTATAATATGTACATCACAATCTTGTTCTAAAGCAACTAGTTTTTTAAAAAAAGTTTTAAATCTATTTATTTGCCATTTATAAGGAACTTTCTTTTTATGAAGAAGAATATGCCAATCTGCTGAATGTAAAATTTTCATTTTATAAAAGTACCACCAAATAAATTAAGCCCAAAAAGATACCTAAAACCCACATTGCACATTTTTCTTCAATTCCTATTGAACCATGTTTTTTAGCTTCTTTCCAAACCTCATCCCAATCTATTTTTTTCATTTTCTTCTTTTGATAAGAGTTTGCAATCCATCTTCCATGAACTCTGGATATGCACTTCCTGTCCCTTCCCACATATCAGAACCACTAAGTTCTTCTTCTTCACCTACACGAATACCTATTGTTTTATGTAGTATCCACCAAGTAGCAATAGAGGTTATGAATACAAACGAACCAATAACTACTATACCTTCTACTTGAGCTTGTAGAGTTGCATCTGAATTAAAGATAGGAACTAACAGTAGTCCAATTATACCAGCAACACCATGAACAGAAATTGCACCTACAGGATCATCAATACCCATTTTTTCAAATAGACTCATTGCGTAGGGGATTATTGCACCACCTAATGCACCATATAACACCGCCATCTCTGGACTTGGAGTATAAGGATCAGCAGTAATAACTACTAATCCTGCTAATGCTCCATTCAATGTCACATTAAGAATAGCTTTCTTTGTCCATATTTTAGATACAATCATTGCTGCTAGTAATCCACCTGCTGCAGCCATGTTAGTATTAACGAATATTTTACCAACTGCTTTGGCATCATCAATTGTAGAAAATGCTAATTGGGAACCACCATTGAAAAAGAACCATCCTAACCATAGAATTAAAGTTCCTAATGCAACTAGAGGCATATTGGAGCCGGGAATGTTTTGTGGTATACCATTCTCATCATATTTTCCTTGTCGAGGCCCTATCATAATAACAGATGCAAGAGCTGCAATTGCTCCGGCCATATGAACAATACCAGAACCAGCAAAATCAGAAAATCCTCGTTCGCTAAGAAAGCCACCACCCCATGTCCATAAACCTTCTAATGGATATATGACTGCTGTAAACACTGCGGCGAATATTAAAAACGACCATAGTTTCTTTCTCTCTGCAACAGCACCAGATACTACAGACATTGCAGTAGCGACAAATACCATTTGAAAAAAGAAATCTGCATACATGGAATGTGTTTCTGGTTCATTCCATCCATACATCATACCATAACCAGCAAATAAAAATGCGATAGATGCCACCGAAAATAGTGCGACATTTTTAGTTAAAATTTCTGTTACATTTTTTGTTCTAATTGACCCTGCTTCAAGAGCAGTAAATCCGGCGGCCATCCACATAACCATTGCACCAGATATAACAAAAAATATTGTATTCATTGCGTAACTTAATTCATTCATTTTATCATATATCCTGTTCGTATATCATTTAGATGTCCATCCGCATCATATTTAAATGAATCTGGATGATAATTATTTTTAAATTTATAACCTTGTTCTTTCAATTCTTTAATTTTATATTCTTCATTTTTCCATATAGGAATTGCAACTGTACCTATTTGCTTATTATGTAAAATATCATTACCTGTTCTTAAATGTATTTCAATAATTTTATTTCCAATTAATTCTATATTTAAAAAATCTATATCTATTATTTTATTTAAAAATGCTGGAAGTTTGATTTTAGGAGATTTTACACACTTCCATTTTGTAAATTTAGTAAGATTTTTTTCTGAATGTTCTCCTATCATCGCATGAAAAGATTCCCATCTAAATAGAGAATCTTTAGAAGCATTTGTAGCTTTATAATCTATAGAGTAATGAGTTCCTTCAAAGTATTCACACCAAAAATATCCAGGAGGAATATGTCCATGATGAATAATAAAGTCATTATCAATTTCAGGAATAAATGTACATACTTTTGCACCTATTCCCATTCCATATAAATTATATATAGGTCTTATAATAACTTTATAATGATTTAATGTAGAGGGTAAAGGAGTACAGGCAGGACCTGCTCGATAACCAAGCTTGAGAGCAATCTCTAATTTATTAAAAACCCATCTATATTGAGGATACAGCTCCCAAGCTTGATAATCTTCATCTATCATGTATGAGAATCTACCATTCCTATAACTTGGCTTAAATCACCTTCGAATGTATAAGTTCCAACATGGTTAAGTTTAGTATTAGGATCTAACCAAATCTCTCCTCCAAGTTTTTGCCATCTTCGGCAAAATGTATAATCTTCTGATAAATAACGATTATCATCTGGATCTTGAATTGTATCAAAAAATGAATAACAATATTTATTAAATTTAGTATCAATATTACTATCATTTCTATAATGTAATTCTGGATATGCTTCTCTCATTTTATCAAATACTCTGCGTTTAACACAAAAATATCCGGTTGATGCATCTAATACTTCAACAGCTCCATTTTCTACTTTTATCTGTTTTTTCTCAGGATCACTAAATTTAAAATTAATAGCATACTGAATAGGAAGAGCTTTTTTTGGATAAGCTGCTGCTAAAATATCTTTATCATATGCTAATGCTCGTAAAATACCATCAACATCAAATTCTATATCTGCATCTATAAAAAATAGATGTGATGCTGTACTTTCCATAAACATAGCTGCTAGTATATTTCTAGCTCGTGTTACCAAACTCTCATTTCTTAGAGTTGTAACACGGAAAGATATACCATGAGACATAAGAGCTTGGCTTAATTTAAACATCGAAAGAAAATATTGATCAGTAACTACTCCTCCATAACAAGGAGTAGCAAAAAATACTTCATAACCTCTCAATTTTTCTAGATCGATTTTAGCTACTTCACCTGCTACGTCTGTAAAAGCTCCAAAACTACGAGGAGCAGTAGGATCTACAGGCTCAGGAGATCCTACTAAATCTTTAAGGGACTTTTTCATGCTAAATCGTCAATTTCTTCAGTAGCTTTAAACTCATCACTGACATCACCAGCAAAAAAGGCTGTATTTTGCATTAACCATTCTTTTTGCTCATCGTAAGTTTGACGTTTATAAATACGATTTAAATCAAATAATTCTAATTTTAATTCGTCCTCAGTTAATTCCGTACTAGCTCTAGCAGGAATAGTAGTATATTTTACATTTTGAGGAAGGGGTCCAGTTTTTTCTTTTTTAACTGTAATATCATATCCAGTTTTTGGATCTGATGGATTTCCATATTCAGGATTAGACGCGTAGTCTACGATTTGACTATATATAGTTGATCGTAAATCAAATAATTTAATTTGTCCATCTGTTCGATCAATTACATTACATACATAAGAAAATTGAGGTTTATCTGAATATACAGCTTCATCAATATCTTTAAATGGGTTAGATGCAGAATTATCGAAACTTTCTGTTTCTCTACTAAATTCTAAGCATTCTACAGGCATTTTTCTACCTTCTGTAGTTGTTACCCAATAACAATAACGGGGTAATACATCTCCAATTAGTCGAAGTTTATTATCCCCAATATTCATAGTCATTCGTTGAATTTCTCTACGTTGACCACTATTTTGTTTTCCTTTTGCTTTATCCCAAGCAACCATTTTATCCTCCTTGTTGAACGTAAGTTCTGTGTTTAGGATTTATTCTCTGAAACCAGAGACTCATATCTAAAGTATATATAATTTTCATCATATGTTAAAAATGGATTTTCCATTTCTAAATCTGTTAAATATGCTCTAGGAATATAATTACATTTTTCTGATATTCTTCGCATACTTAAAATTTTAATATAATTAACTTTTAGTTTAGCATTTACATTATATGTTAAAATTTTTGGATTAAGCATATAACTTTGTTTTTCTTTACTTCTATAATTACAATAAATTTTTCCTTTTATAGAATCTAAAGTTCCTTGTTGAAATAGAAATGCAGGAATATGATTTATATGAAGTAATTCTAAAAGTGATTTTCCTTGCCATGTTATAAATTCATTATAGCTTTTTGTTTGGGCATAAGTCAAGATAACAATTGCAGCAGGATCGCCTCTTGCTATACGATAGATTTCATACCAATTAAAGTATATAATAACTTCTACTCCTGTACCATTCTAATCTTTTTGTTTGTTGTCTATGTACAATTGGTCCAGATAACCAAAAATCTATAATTAAAGGAAGTTGTTTATCATCGTGTTCACGAATGATTCTACCAATCCGCTGTTCCAGCTTAATAGGATTGTTATTAGGGCAAGTAAGAAACAATGTATCCAACCGATGACAACTAATACCTTCATCAAAGAGCTTCGTTGATAAGACAACTTTATATTTTCCTCCGACATTAGAAAGAACATCTTTTCTAGTTGATTCATCTGTTTCTCCTATTAAACATACACTATTTGGAATTAATTGTTGAATATCTTTTAACATTTGTACTCTCTCACCTAATATAAGAGGACAACGATTATTTGCAATCATTTGAATTGCTGTTTTTGCGATAAGTTTGTGGTAATTAGTATTACCACAAAGTTTATTTAATTGTCGAGACCAATCTCGTTTAGGATCAATTACTGGAAATCTAAAATCTGTTTGTATAATTTTTACAGAAGGATCATTTAATTTTCTAGGATCACGAGCAGATACAAGAAAAGGAGAAAAATAATCAGATAAATACACATGTTTTCCATCTTTTCTTTTTGGTGTTGCTGTAATTCCAATTTTAATTTTAGCATTTAAGTTATTAAGAGTAGTAGAAAATAAATCAGCAGGACAAAGATGAGCCTCATCAACAATAATCATTGAAAATGATTCTCTAAGCTGTGACAAATTATTATATACACTTTTATATATACCTACTGTTATATCTTCAACTTGTAAAAAACCATCGCCAATTTTACCTATTTTTATATTAGGAATTTGATGTTCTAATTCTTCAATCCATTGTCTAAATAAAAGTTTAGTATGAACCATAATAAGAGTTTTTATATTATTTCTAGCAATAATATTACAACCAGTATACGTTTTTCCCCATCCACAAGGTGCTTGTATTATTCCACTCCTTGCACGACCTTTTTGAAAAAATTTATCTACTAATTCTTGTTGTTCCCATCGTAGCTCACCAGAAAATACCATTTCTGTATTAGCTTCTTCGTATTTTCTATTATCTATAACTTCTTGCCACTCTAATTTGTGGTATCCATTACTTGGAACAACAAAATATAAATCATCTTCTCCTAATGTAGATAAAATTTCATCACCATTATCGTATGTAAAAAGACTAATTAAATTATTAGAGTCTTCTACATCTTCTTTTTTAATATATATTTTATCAGAGATATATATTGTTTTTACATTAGCTTTTTTCATTTTATATTATTAAATTCTTTTTTCATATCGTCAGGTAACTTATCTAATCCAACATATTTATGAGTACCAGCAAAATGAATTAAATAAGAATTTCTCATTTGATTATCTGTTTCTTTATCTTCTATTGGACAAGATGCATTTTTCATTGTATATTTGCCAGGTATAGAATTATATCTAGAGTCTAACCAAGTAATTTTTTCTGGATATTGACGACTATATTCATATACAAAAGGTTGATTAAGTTTAGACCAGAAAATAGGCCAATTATCACTTTTAATACTATTAACTATCCATTCATTATAATGTTTATTAGCAGTTCCATTAATAAATTGTACTCCTGTCTGTGGATAATGAATATTACCATGTATTATTTTTCTTATATATTCTGTATGACCGGGACTTCTAGATCGAAATCCTTTCATAATTGTATTTAGATTTATACATAATCCTATATTTTTAATTTTAGGTAATTCAAAATCTCTATATACCCATATATCATTATGAAGTAATATTATATAATCTGCATCATTAATTTTTAAACATATTTCATGAATTTGTGAGGATAAATCTTTTTCTCTATCATCATCTGTATAGATAAAACCAATTTTTTTAAATCCAGAATTAAAATAATCCCATTTTAAATCTTTTCTATTTAAAATATATTCATACCCTTTTTTCTTACACCAATTTTTAACTGACTTCATACATTTAAATAATAATTGTTGTGTTTGGTTGACTTCAAAAGTACTATTTTTAGAATCTAAATTCCAATTATCTACATATCCTTTTCCAACAAATGATTGTAATACTACTACTTTCATATGTTATTAAATTCTTCTTGCATATTTAAAGGTAATTTCTTAAAATTATGCATTTTAACTGATCCCCATAAATGAATTAGATAAGAATTTTTTATTTCTTCTTCAGTATAGTTGTATGGATATCTTCCACTCCATTTATTTAAATGAGGAATACAATTATATTTAAAATCTAACCAAGTAATTTTTTCTGGATATTGACAACAATATTTATATGTATGATTTGTTCCATCCCATATACTAGGAATTGCTTCTGATCTCCAATCTATATTAGATATATCTATATTTTCATCCCAATCATTATTTTTTATAGTACTAAGTACTGAAGTATTATAATGTTTATTTGCAGTTCCATTAATAAATTGTACTCCTGTTTGTGGATAACGAAAGGATTCTGTATAAACACCTTTAAATAAGCATAATCCTATATTTTCAATTTTAGGTAATTCAAAATCTTTGTATATCCATATATCATTATCAAGATTTATTATATAATCAGCGTTAATATTTAACAGTAATTCATGTCTTTGATGACATAAATCCATTCCTTTATCTACATGTCCAAGTTGTTGTTTTCTTTTTGCACAATAATCCCATTCTAAGTTTTTAGTGTTTAAAATATATTCATACCCTTTTTTCTTACACCAATTTTTAACCGACTTCATACATTTAGATAAAATAAAAAGATTATCTCTATTATCTATTTTAGTATTGTACTTAGCACCAAGATGTCCTAAACCTACAAAATTTTGAAATACTACAATTTTCATAATCGTTCATAATTTCTTTTTACGGGTTCCATAGTAAATTCTTTTAAAAACCATTCATTATTTATATAAATTACTCTACCATAAAGTATATCATCTATAACTAAAACTTGATTAGTATTTATTTTAAAAGGATATGCAATTTTTTCTAACCATACTAAATTATCTTTTATTTTTATTATTTTTTTATTCTCAGCAGGAAAAGTGTTTTTCATAGTAAGATCATGAATAATTGCGTTTTTATCTAATCCCCATACTACTTTAGAAATAAGACATTCTTGTACATTTTTACAAGTTATATTAAAGTTTCCTCGTTTATTTAATTGCATTAAACGAGCAAAATAATCACCTTTTAATTTTTTATCATCAAGAGTTTCAAATTGAGAAAATCGTTTACGTCTAATTTGAATTTTATTAAATGTAATACTAACTTCATACGGTTTTACTAGTAATCCAAAGAAAGGAAAAGCTATTCTTGAAAATTTATTTGTACTCATTTAATTCACCCCAACTTGAACCAATTTCAAAATCTACTTTTATTGGACAATTAGGGATTGATAAACCACGATCTTTTTGAATACAACGTCTTGCATTTTCAATATAAACATCAATTAAATTTTCTCTTACTTCACTAACAATTGAATCATGAACTACAGTAAAAGTTAAAATATCATCTTCATAACGATTATCTTGTACCCAATTAATAAGATCAATAACACCAAGTAAATTAATATCTGAAGCAACACTTTGAATTAAGAAATTAACACCAGATCTAATTGCATGAGAGGCAACTCCTTTATTTGGAGATTTAGATTCTGGTAAACGGCGTTTTCTACCGAAATGAGAATAAATAAAAGCATTATTTTCAATGTATTTATTAGAATCATCAATAAATTTTTTCAATGCTTTAGCCTCTCTAAAATATTTATTAATAAATTGAGAAGATTGTGCTCTAGTAATTTCTTCACCTGCAGCAGCATCTTTATTAACTGTTTCTGCAATTTTTGCTGGACCTGCCTGATACATTATACCAAATGTAATAGCTTTTGCATATTGTCGTTCATTTGGGTAATATTTTTTAACATCTGATACTTCGCAAACTAAATTAAACATTTGTTTTGCTACATAAGAATGAAAATCAAGTTTATCAATAAATGCTTGTTGAAGAAAAGAATCATTACTTAAAATAGCTGCGTAATAAACTTCTGCTGTTCCTAAATCACATTGAACAATTTTATACCCATCCCGTGCTTTAAATAATTTTTTAATATCTTTATTATCTCGTGGAATATTTTGATAGTTTAGATTACCAGAACTTGATAAACGACCAGAAGTAGTTCCTTGAATATTAAAACCGCTTCTTAATCTACCATCATTATCTATACCATTTACAATATTAGAAATATATGTTCCAGATAATTTAGATTTTTCACGCAAATCTAATACAGCTTGAGCAAGAGGATGATTTAAAGTTTGTAATACTTCTTTATCTACACTTAATGCTCCTGTTGCTGTTTTCTTTTTAGATTTTAATCCAATAATTTCAAAGAATAACTTTCGTAATTGCATTGTACTATTTGGATTGAAAGTTTTATTGTTAATTCTTTCAAATCTCTGTACATGAGGACTGTAACTAATTTCCTCAATACATTCTTCAATATCAATTTTATATTCTTTATCTAGTTTTTCTAACTGCTCTAAATCAATTGGACCGCCAGTTCTCTCTAATATTTTAAGAGCTTTTGTAGCTGGTTTAAGAATTGTATTATATAGAGAATTAAATTCTTTACTTTTATCTACTAAAGGTTTAAATTTATTATAAAGTTGAAATGTTGCATCACCATCTTTACAAGCATAGGGTGCTAAGATTTCCATAGGAAGCATTCCATAATTAAAATCTGCTAATTTAATCTTATTTTTTCTAGCGAATGTTTTTTTATAATCATCTAATTCTTTTTCGTAATCGCCTAAATCAGTAAAACGTAATGCTAAAGCTTTTAATCCATGTGTTCCTACTGCTTCCTCTAAACAATAATGAAGAAGCATTGTATCTTCCCAACGATCAAATACAAATCCTAGAGAATCTTCTAAAAATTGCATATCAAATTTTGCATTATGAAATACACATCGTTTATTAGCAAAAAGATCAAAGAAATAATCAAAGTTATTAGTTATAACTTCTAAAGATATGAAATGCCCTTGATGTTCTCTTGATGATATTGCGATCCCAATAACAACACCTTTTCTCGGACTAAGAGATGTTGTTTCAATATCAACTACAATAGTATCAACATTATCATAATCAGAATAAACTTTTATAAGTTGATCCTGAGTTTCAATAAATTGATAATCTTTTTCTATATTTTTACCTATATTTTGATCACTTAATATTGGTTTAATTTTAGAAAAAGCAGAAATAATATCATCATTTAATTGAGGTTTAAATATTGTCATATTAGGATGCATTATAGGAAGATATTTTTTCTCTATAAAAACTCCATTATATTTTTGTACTCCTGTATATCCTGCAGTATATTTAAGACTTTCTGCGCCAATAGGACAAATAAGTTTATAACTATCTAATTCTTTCATATCTAAATCAATATCTTTTTTGAGTATTTTTTCTTTTTTATTAGAACATAGATATTTAATATCAAATGCAATTTCTGAAAAATATTTTTTTATTGTTTTAGATGGTTCTTTTTCTGCCGTACTTGCAAATACAAAACAAACATCAGACATTAGTTGTCCTTTCTTGAACACTAGTTTTTAATTTTACAGAACTTGGTATAGGATTTCTAATATAATCATCGTCCCATACAATATTTATATTCCAAGCAATAGTTCTTCTTTCACCTTCACCTATAAATGGATATACAAGATGATCTAACCATATAGGAAATATATAAAATACTCCGGGTTCTGGTACAATAAAATCACATTGAGGATATTTAAATGTAGGAATATCTCTTCCAGAAACTGTGCCCCAATGTAATGCTGTTATACCATCCATAAGACCTTTTGCACCATGCAAATCTTCTTGTTCTATTTTTTTACCTTTTATTTGGTCCGGTACTTTTAAATGTATAAAACCAGCTAAAGCAGACCAATATTCACTACCATGATCATGTAAAGGATTATAATCTGATTCATATTGATGAACTGTCCATACATCATTAAGCTCTAAATGATATGGACTAGGTTGTTTATTTACTGCTTGATAAAAATGATGTACATATATATTAGTTGAATCTTTTAATAATTTTTTAAAAGGCCAAAAACGTGGTTCATCTACATCAATTTTAAGTTGTTTACCTTTTTTAATTTCACCTACTAATTGACTCTGATATGTTTTTGAATTTTCATCTGCTTGTAGTTCATCACAATATTCATTTAATTGTGTAACCATTGATTCTGGTATTTTACCTGATCCTACATTAAGTGCAGGATGCTGTTTAATATCGAAATGTACATCTTTAGATTGTGGTACAGCTTCTCTATTATTTTCTACTGTCTCTGTCATTTTAATACCTCTTTTATTTCATTTAATGTAATTTCTCCAGGATCTTTACCTGTTGGAACTTTGATTATTCTTGAATAAATATTTCTAGTATCTAATAATTTTGCAATTTTTTCAGATGCGATTTGACCAGCAATATCAGGATCCATCATTATATCAACTCTTGTTGTTCCAATTCTATCTAATATATCTAGTTTATTTTTATTAAAATTAGAAGCACCAAATAAACATACTGTGTTTTTATAACCAAGTTGCCACATATTAAGCATATCAAATATTCCTTCAACAAAAATTAAATAGTTTGTATTTTTTATTTTGTCTAATGGAAATAGTATATTAGATATTTTAGCTTTAGTTGGTTTACGATAATATTTAGATTGTAAATTTTTTTCTACTATTTTTCTGCCTTCAATAAATTTAAGTTTACCAAATTGATATACAGGTATGCAAATATAATTTTGTAGTTGAAGCTGCTGAGTTGTAAATGCTTCAAATTCTTTCATTGTAATACCATTAATTCCTTTAAAGTCTGCATTATACATCAAACGTTCATTTGGAATTTGTATTTCATCTATTTCAATAATTTGTTTTATTTTATTTCTTAATTTTTGTATTTTATAAGGTTGTTTACTTTCAATAGGTAAACGAGTTATTTCTCCTATACTTTCTAAAAATTTTGATGATCCACCTCCAAAACTACAACTCCAACAATGAAATAAATTTTTATCTAAATTATAACTAAGGCTTGGGCTTTTATCTTCATGTAAGCCAGATGTACAAGAAATAAGAATTTCTGATGGATTATTAGTTTTTTTGTATTGTATTCCTTTTTTATTGAGTAATTCAATTAATTCCATTATATATCTCTTTTATACTAATATTCCATTTTCATATGTTCCTTCAGTAAAAGAACCACTATAATTCTCTAGTGTCACTTCCATATCTGCAGCGCTGTCTGCATCCAAGTCTATTTGTAGTAACTTAGTATTGGAATTATATGTGACTTCTGGTGTTGTAGAACCTGTAAAAGATGGTACAATATTGAACATGGATGTAATATCAGATATGTCAAATGATTCATCTTGCTCATAATCTTTGATGATATCACCGCTACCAGCTGGTGAATCTTCCTTATTGGAATATATATATGTATCACTACCACTACCGCCCCATAAGGTATCTGCGCCTTCTCCACCTTCTATTTTATCGTCACCAAACAATCCGAATATTGTGTCGTTCCCGTCTTTTCCTTCTAGTGTATCATTGTTTGCAGTACCAGCGATGATTTCACTAGACTCTGTACCCTGTATGGTGTTATAACCGTCTGTAATAAGTGATGCTGCAAATTGTAGTATATTTGGTGCGTATATGTCTTTAAAATTAGGCATATAACCACCAAGATAGAAATCAAGAGGAATAGATGAATAAATAACTGCACCTTCTCCGTATTTGTATGCGAAATCGACTATTTCATCTTCATCACTTGTATTAAGTAATGCAAGAGAATCATCTGGAAGAGTATCTTTTTTGGTGTAACCATGATTAGAACTATTCCCACCATCTATTGAAGTATCTGTAAGGAAACCTCCTGGCCCTTCTCCTACTACTGTTGATTTATCTACTACATCAATTTTTCTACTGTTAGTGAATCCTCTGATTATTTCTGCAGGCTCTTCTCCGAAAAGAATGTTCTCTGCATTTCCTACATGCCGGTCATGGATAACAAGAACCATACCTTCATCAACACGTTCCTTTATACGATCTATCGCATTTGTATATTCATTTCCATACGAACCATTGGATGGATTAATCGCCCAGAGTATGTCCACTGTTGCAAGTTCTGTCTCCGAAAGAGTGGTCATTTTGATTGCATTGTGACCAGCATCCTCGATAGGAGCAACTTGTTTAGATAGTCCTTGACCATTTGACATAGAATAGTATCCTATATTAAGAGTAGAGTCTATAGTATCGCCTGTACTACCAACTCCTAAAAGATTTGGTTGTACTGTAGGTTCAGGTTCTGGTTCAGGTTCGGGCTCAGGTTCTGGTTCAACTACAATAATGGGTGCAGCCATGGCCATTGCAAAAAATCTTGGTTTTTCTGGTTCTTCATAAAATACTTCTTGTACTACTACAGGTTCTACGTAGTGTTCTATCTGTGCAATCACCATAATAGGTTCTGGTGGTGGCGCAACAAATACAATAGGTTCTGGTACAAATTCTACAACTGGTTTGGGAACTTCCACAACTGGTTTGGGAACTTCCACAACTGGTTTGGGAACAACTTCTACAACCTGTTCTGGTGGTTTCTCTTCTACTACCTCTACAGGTTTCTCTTCTATAACTTCTGGTGGTTTTTCCTCTACTACCTCTGGGCCCTTTTCTTCTATTACCTCTACTGGTGCATCCTCACCTTCACCTTCTACTACTTCTACTGGTTTTTCACCTTCTGGTGGGGCCTCTTCAAGTAATACTTCCTCTGGTGGTTTCTCACCTTCACCCTCTAATAGTTCTTCCCCTTCTCCTTCTTCTAATAGTTCTTCACCCTCACCCTCTATAGGGCCTTCTGGTGCAACTTCTTGTGGGGCATCTCCTTCTTCTCCACCTTCTTCATCAGGGGCATCGGCATCATCACCCTTCTCCGCATCTTCTGGTTTCTCTTGTTCTTGTGGTTGTTCCTCTGGTTTTTCATCGACAACAAACTCCTTAAATGCCTCTTTTTGGACTTCAAATTCCTGTTTCGCAATCTCAACTACTTCCTTTATTTCCACAACAACCTCTTTTGCTACCTCTACTTCTTCCTTTGCAACCTCTACCTCTTGTAATTTTTCTTCTGCAACCTCTGCAAGTTTTTCAGCTTCCGCAATCGCCTCTACATCTCCTGTCTCTTCTGCAATCTGTTTTGCCTCTTCCGCCTCTTCCTTTGCATCTGCCGCCTCTTGTTCTGCAACTGCAACTTCCTGTTCCGCATCTGCAACTTTTTCTTCTGCAGCGGCCGCATCATTAGTCGCTTTCACTACCACTGTAGACGATAATGTGGTTAGAGTTTTACCGTAACTTTTCTGAATATCCTGTTTACTGAGAACTACTGGAGGCGGTGGAGCTTGTGTTGCACTGGTTAATTGTACTGTTGCACCTATTTGATTTAACACTACTGAACCACTTGCGTTGGTCATAACTAGTTCACCGATTATGGGTTTACCGTCCCTACCCATTTCTGGTAATAGTGATATACTGTTTTCTGTACCTTCTGCAGCTGCAACACCAGCGACCTTAGTTCCACGTATACCAATAACCCCCACTGGAGTTTTAACTAACATTCCTTCTGG